GTACAATATAGGTTTCTTCAAGTATCGGCTTAACAATAGTCGTTGCCCAAACCCAAACAAAATAGACAATATAACCCATGCCACCAGCCGCAACAATGGGGAATCCATAATCATTGATATATTTTGCAATGCTAGTTGTGTCCATTAGTCTTTGCGCTCAACGATTAGTGGTGGCTTAAGCTTGTCCTTTTCTTGCGGTATTTCGAGCGCGTCAGCCATTAAAGCATCAATCTTGATAATATCATTACTCATTGCTGTAACGCGCGTGTCGAGCTGTTTAATGATGCTGATTAGCCCGTTTATGCGCTCTTGAACGCTATCAAGCAAAAACTTTACAGTGAGAAAGACAAAATATAATCCAATGCAGGCCGATGCAATCGGAAATCCCACGTCAGTTGCAAACTGCAACATCTCCATTATTTAGTCGTCCACCAAGTGAGGAACGAGAATAACGCGCCCACTGTAAACACAATGCCACCAATAAAACTTTTGTATTTCGTTTGCTCGTTTTTCATTTCTTCAAGCGCATGAATTATCGCATCCAATTTTTTACCGCGATCTTCGAATATTTCTTCAAGTGATTCTAATCTTTGCTCTACTTTTGCCAATCGGCATTTTTCATCAGGCATTTTAAAAGCTCCATGCAAAAAAAATGCGCCCATGATAGGCGCATTTATTCTTAGTTTATTTTATGCAGCAGGTGTTTGAGCATTAACTTTAACTAAAGCATCAGCAACTAAAGCATCTAGTTGATCGGCAGGGATTTGAGCTTTTAACGCATCAAGAACTCGTTTAGCTTTACCTTGTTCAATTAACTCGGTGCGAACTAGGTAGCTAATACGGTCACGGTATTGATAGTCAGCAATTTGTTGCATTACATCAAGCGAAACTGAGAAAGGTAATTCTTCAGTTTTTGTACTCATGTATTGCAAGATTTCAGCAGGTGGTTCGCCTTGCGGTAGAGCTGCAAGCATCGTTGTGTAGTTATCAATATTGATTTGATACTGATGCACTTCTCTTTCTCTATGAACTACATTAAGAGCTAAAGAGTTGATGGTGTCTTGCGCGTTGATTGTCATGTACATTGTTAATTCCTTATTCTATTTAATTTATATTGAAAACGATACATCATTCCCAACACCAGTAGGTAAAGTGCTAGGGTTAGCGTATTTAGTACCAAATCCAGCAGACCAAGGGTAAGTAGATATATATGGTGTTGTAGCATGAGCTACTGCTATAGCTGTACCGGCAGGATTAAATGATACACCATTCCCAGTACCAGTAGGTAAAATGCTAGGGTCAGCGTATTTAGTACCAAATCCAGCAGACCAAGGATAAGTAGATATAGCTAGTGATGAAGCATGAGCTACTGCTATAGCTGTACCGGCAGGATTAAATGATACACCATATCCAAAACCAGTAGGTAAAGTGCTAGGGTTAGCGTATTTAGTACCAAATCCAGCAGACCAAGGGTAAGTAGATATATATGGTGTTGTAGCATGAGCTACTGCTATAGCTGTACCGGCAGGATTAAATGATACACCATTCCCAGTATTAGTAGGTAAAGTGCTAGGGTCAGCGTATTTAGTACCAAATCCAGCGGACCAAGGATAAGTAGATATAAATGGTGTTGTAGTATGAGCTACTGCTATAGCCGTACCAGCAGGATCAAATGATACACCATTCCCAGTACCAGTAGGTAAAGTGCTAGGGTCAGCGTATTTAGTACCAAATCCAGCGGACCAAGGATAAGTAGATATAAATGGTGTTGTAGTATGAGCTACTGCTATAGCCGTACCAGCAGGATCAAATGATACACCATTCCCAGTACCAGTAGGTAAAGTGCTAGGGTCAGCGTATTTAGTACCAAATCCAGCGGACCAAGGATAAGTAGATATATATGGTGATGAAGCATGAGCTACTGCTATAGCTGTATTAATAGGAGCTGAAAACCTAAACCCAGTTGCATTCATAGTCCCTAAACTAGATATTAAAGGCATTGGTATTCCCTATGCAAATTTAACTAAAGATACGAAAACAGTAAATGTAGCTGCGCCTGTTTTTATAATAGCATAAGTATATACATCAACTGCTGACGCATCACCTGTGGTTGGTGCTGTTCCACCCTGCCATTTAGTTGTCACACCAGTAACTGTCCCATCTACTTGCACTACGTTATTATAAAATGCAGTTGCACCATTAGTTACCATGTGAGTGACTGTAATCGTTTGACCTACCGCCATTGCAGTATTGAGTGTTGTCCCTGCTGAATGAGTGATATTGATTGTCCAATTAGCAGATGCATTACTTGTGTAATATAAAACTGACTGTGAGCTTGTATAATATGCAATCGTTCCAGTAGCCGCAGTAGCAGACACCGTAGTGGTTTCAGCCGCATTAGTTAATATAGCAGCTAGTGTAGTTGATGTTCCGCTAAAGGTTTGAGTGCCTGTAAAGGTGTTGTTTCCGCTTGTGGAAATTCCGCTAGGCGTTTGCCATGTTGCGGTTGAACCATCCACAGCCGTTAAAACTTGACCTGTTGTTGGAGCAGCAGACGCGCTTACTGATACAGTGGTTGATGCTGATTTTAATGCACTTGCATAACCTGTTGTATTTTGATTAAGCGTTGGAAAATCTGCCGCAACAGCAATCGTTAATGCGCCTGTCAATGTTGTGCTTTTTAAAATGCCAGTGCTAAGAGCAGAAGTACCCACACTGTAATCTGTACCAGCATTAGCGGCTGATATTGCTGTACCATCACCTTTAATTAATCCAGTAATGGTTGTAGATAACGTAATGTTTGGCTCAGTAGTAGGATTAGCAACCGTGCCATTGAACCCATTAGCGTTAACAATTGCAACAGTAGTTACCGTGCCAGAACCACCACCTCCGCCAGTAGATGAAATAACACCTGAACCATTGATAGTGATAGACGTACCGTCAACTTTAACGCCACCAAGAACAGTTGTGCTTGCAGTTGGTAGCGTATAAGTAGATGCACCAGAAATAACACCAGAGCCGTTTATTGTGATGCTTGTACCATCAACTTTTACACCACCTAAAACAGACGTGCTTGCTGTAGGTAATGTGTATGTGTAATAACTTGAAATAGTGCCATTGCCATCAATAGTAATCGTTGTGCCATCTACTTTTACACCACCAAGAATAGTAGTTGAAGCTGTTGGCAGTGAACTCAATTTATTATTAAATGTTGTCCAATCTGTAGGACTTAAAGCACCACGATTGGTTGCGCTTGCTGTTGGAATATTTAAAGTAATGACAGGCGTTGACGTGCTATTTGCAACGGTCGATGAAACGTCCGTTCCGGTTGTGCCTAGTGTTAAAGCCGCAACGCTTGTAACTGTACCGCTACCTGAAGGCAATACATCATTTTTCCAAAGTGAGGTAACGGAATCATATCTAAGCACGTTCCAATTAGCTGGAGATGTAATCGCAACATCATGCAATTCATACAATTCAAAGCCGTTTTGTACTTTGATAAATATTTCGCCATTATTTGCGTTTTTACGCGAAACAACGCCCATATAGACTAAATGATATGGTGCTAATGGTTTATTTGCTACGCCATAAACTAAACCGCCTGCAACCGTTGGCGATAACCAAACTGGATCACCTTCATTTGCCGCAGCGTTTGTGTTTAATGTACCTAAAACACCATCGGTAACAACATAACCTGTACCGCCATTTGCAATATCGGCTTCAAGTAATCCCAGTGTTTTGCTTGATGTTAATTCTGCGTTAGCTTGCGCTAATGCGACAGTGACATTTGTACCGTTTGCGCCATTAACATAAACCGCTTGCCCTTTATATAAAGTCGAGCCAGTAGCGTTTTTAACAGGTTGTTTTACTTTTGCAACAGATACGGTTGAGATAACGCCAGTACCATCAATGTTAATGGTATTGCTATCAGAAATTACACCGCCTAGCGTTGTTGTGGTTGCAATCGGTAACGCGCCACCAGAATAACTAAGTGAATTCCACGCGGTAACGCCATCACCAAATTTTGATTTTCTGGTATCTGTTTCAAATCCTTGCTCTCCAACTGCCAATACAGGATTAGCCGCTGTCCATTGTGCCGCTGTTCCGCTTCTAGTTTGAATCGTTACAATAGCACCCATTATGGCGTTCCTCCATTGATTGAACTAACGATGGCAGTATTGACTGTTGGTAATCTTGAAACAATGTAATTAACTGTCATTGTGCCAGTAGATACGCCAGAAATTCTGATATATTTTAAACCAACCGTATTGACTTGAGCCGACATATTAGCTGTAAACGTTGAACCGACAACACCAGTTGATCTATTAAAATAAGATAATGCGTTATATGTTACACCATCAATAGAACCTGTAATTGTTGCTGTTCCTGTCCATGTTCCTGTTGATGTAAAACTGAATGTGCTTTTACTATCTAGCGTAACAGTCAAAGGCGTTGCACTTGTTGATGAGCCAACAGAAACAACGTCAGTTTCTAACGCGGTTAAGTCCGGTGTAGTAACAGAGCCAACTGTATAAGTATAAGGTCGAACAGGTGCAACAGGTGTTCCAACCGTAGATGTACCAAACACATAATAAGTAATGGTTGGCGGAATAGTTGACATATCCGTGACCATCATAAAAATATCATTATTTGCATCTAATACAGTTGTTCCGTCACCGGATGAACCAGCAACTTGCACCAACATTCTAGGCATTGACGCATCAACTGTTTGACCACCTACCATAGTATATGGCGTAAAATTTGATGGTGTTGTCATTTAAATTACCTTCTTAAAATTTGACTTATTTAATTATAACAAACAATTAAGTTGTTGATGATGTTAATTCAGCCCAAACTCTAATCTCTCCGTTTGATGAGCTATAAGATGAATTAGTGTATCTATAAACAGATCCGTCAGGAACAATAAAGCTAACGTTCTCTAATGTGTCTGTACTGGTTGATCCGACAGAAATATTATCAACCGTTATAAAATAATAAGTTGTTGGAGAATTTCCTAGTGATATATTAACAAGAATCGGCTTTCCTGTATTATTTGTGTAATCAGTATTTACTGATCTAACTGATACTTTATTCTTCCATGTTTGACCATACCCAATAGCTTTATCAGTTGCAGCGGTTGTAGCTGAATTATCGGCATAAACTTTGGTAGCAAGCAAATATGTTAATGATGAAACATTTGTGCCGTCACCGATTACTTCATTTGCGCCAGATAATAAAATAGCACCTGTACCTGAAGCTGTTTTGATCGTAATTGAATAAGCACCCATTGTGGCGTTATTTACAACCGCCCACGATTTTGCCCATGTTGGCACAATAATATTGACGTTTTGCGTCAATGAACCAGAAATGACAAATGTGTCTTTTGCTGCTTGCAATGCGGTCAACGTCACGTTTGTCGATGCAACAGTTAATAATGTTGCGCCAGATTGTTTTAATGGTAGCCAACCAGCTCCAAACGTTTCGGGATCAGTCGAGTTATTAGCCGTGCCATTAATCCAAAAGCCACTATTATCAGTAGACTGCACAATAGCACCAATAGGATAACCGCCCACAGTAGACGCAAACCCACTATCATAAGGAAAATGACCGCCCGATTGTTCATATTGAATCGCTTGACTTAAATTAAATAAAATCCCGTTCATGTCCTTGCCGCTTGGAGGAACGCCACCAGAGGCTTTTGGTGTCATGGTAAGTGGTGGAAATCCAGCGGTAAAAGACGCAACACCACCAGATTGTGATGGTACAGGAATCGAATTTTTATCACCACTTGCCGCAAATGGTACAGTGGTCTTTGTAGGTATTGAGATTGTCATATATAGAAAATTCCGTCATCAAATGGGAAAGCGTCAGTCGCTTCGTTAAATCCAAAAGTATCGCTATCTTGAAAAATGTTTAATCTAATTAAAACACCAGCAGGGCGCGGTAGTAAATCATTTAAAAGAATGTTTTTTTCCCAATCTTCTAATTGAAAGCTAAAAAAATAATCCATTGTCATGTCGTTAAAATCAATAACATAACAATTGCCACGTCCAGCAAAAACGATTTGTAATAATTTATTTAAATTTCCAGCACTGCAATCGGTTACGTTTGCCCATGCTTTAGCCAAAATGATTTTTCTGTAAGCGTCATCGGTTAAAGCATATTTTTGTGATGCCGTACTTTGCTCAAAAAATGTACCTTGATCGAATGGTTCAAAATCGTGTGCAGTATTATCGAAACCAAAAACGCCTTCAGTAGTAAAAACGTCAATATATCTGCCAATGCCAATTTTTACGCCCCAAACATCAAGCCAATAACCTTCGCAGGTATCGATATTAACGCATTTAGTGTAAATATCGTCAATAATGCCGTTAATATCTAAATCGGTCCCCCATGCGTTTAATATCGCTTGAATAGTTGGGGAATCGTCATATTGACGCATTGATAAAGGTATCATACAAGCGTCACCGTAATATGTGCAGCGTCAATGGTTGGAATTTGGTCAATGCCGACAGCTATTTCACTTAATGATGGTGTGCCGCTTGAAGAAGTTGACATTAAAACAGAAACCAATTTAAGGTTTGTTGATATATTAACGATGCCGGCATAAAAACGTGAAGCATATAATTCGCTACCAATTCTAACGCCACCATTGCCATCGTCACCATTAAACGCGCTAATCATAGACGATTTTATTTTTGCAACGTAATCAGTTGGCAATAATGGAGAGTTTCCAATTTTCACCAAAAAATAAATTGGTAATGGTGTTGGGCGATTAAATTTGATCGTATAAGTTGGTGCGGGAATTAAACCAGAACCAGTATCACTAACTGTGACTGTTGTATTTCCGTTGGTATTGCAACCGCCAGATTTTTTAGTCCATATTGCTTTTGCAATATCCGCATCAATACCACCAACTACTGCAATGTAAACACTATGCGGTAAAACGCTATAGCCAGTTACACCAGCAGAAACAGTGCTGCTTGTTGGGTTTTCATAAGCATAAACATCAATAACGTCCGCAACAGAAAAAACCGCGCCACGAATAGCGTCTAATGTACCGTTTGAATTTACTGCAACCGATTCTTCACGTCTAATTTCAAAATCATAACGTGATTCAACATCATTCCCGTTTACGCCCGCGCTTTCGTTATTGATAGCATCCCAACCAAATTGAGCCGTGCTGATCTTGTTTAATGTATTAGCAGGACAGGGTATATTGCCTTTTGTTAAATTTTCAAAGTTACCGTCAATAACACCACCGACAGGGAACGTGACATTTCCAGTTAATTCATAAATGTATGAGCCGTCTGTTGCTTGTGCGCCTGCTGCGAGTGTTGAGCTTGGCTGCCCAATCAATTGACAGGTAACAGTAGTTGCTGTTGGTGGTTTTCTTGTTAAGAAATAAATTCTTGCAATTGCATCTTGCCATCTACCCTCAGCGGTTTGTGGGTCAAATTGCGTCATTAAATAAGCAATTAAGGCATTATTATTGGTGATGTAATAAGTCAGGTTTTCGCCTAAATAACCTTGTGGCGTTGCAGGTGAAGTAATGTTTAAATTACCGCCAAAGGCATTATTTAAATCTGATAAAACACCCGTCAATACATCGGAGGATTGCGGAACAGATACACCTGTCGATGTGATTTCTAAACTGGGTACGTTAGATGTTGACATTTGCAGTTGTTCCGTCCGTTAATGTTACTTGAATTTGACCATAAATATCGCGTGTGCCGTTATTGTATGCCAGAACTGGTGTTGCTGTCGATACATCGGGTACAGTGATTGATTCGTTGGTTAGCCACGAAATAAATATATTTCGCGGTGGCATATAACCTAGAATATATTGTTCGTAAGGAACACCGCGCGTAATGTCATAAATGTATTCGCCAGTCCACAAACGACAAGATGAAGCAACATCTTGAGCCGCAGCATAAGGCGCGTTAGCCATTGCAATTCCACCATTAGCATCTAGCACTAAATCCCATGCTGTAGGGTCTAAATATAAAGTGTCTAGCATAATTTCCTTTTTAAGTTGTTGACGATGTTAATTCTGCCCAAATTCTAATTTCTCCGTTTGATGAACTAACGGATGGATTGTCATATTTATATGTGCCGCCAATTTGAACAATGAAACTAACATTCTGTAATACTTCCGTACTTGTTTGAGCAACATTAACGCCATTAACAACAAAAAAATAGCGAGTAGATGGTGTATTACCAACAGCGATATTTACCATTATTGGTCTGTCTGTGTTATTTGTATAAGTTACATCGGCATCTCTTAAAGACATTTTGTCTTTCCAATCTTGTTGATAGCCGATAATTTTTCCTAACACTGCCGTGATTTGCGTTTGCAAATCAGTATCAGCAGTGGTTCTATTTGTTGTTTCTGTTGATAATGCAGAACTCACAGCGGCAATTTCACCGCTTAACTCAGCACCGCCAGCACTTACTTCGCCACCTAATGTTGATATTGCAGACGCCAGTGACGATTCAGCCCCTTGCGCTCTTGCTGTTTCCGCATTTAAATTAGTGTTTAACGTAGATTCAGCGCCAGTTGCTCGTGTAATTTCATTATTTAAATTAGTGGCTAATGTGCTTTCTGCGCTTGTTGCTCTTGCTGATTCTGCCGTTATTGCCGCAGCTAAAACAGCATCGGCCGCTATTCTTGCCGCTGATTCTGCCGCTTCTGCTGCTTCAGCTCTTGCGATTTCTGCGTCAATTTGCGCTTGCAAATAGGCTTCTTCTTCTTGCGCTCTTTTTTGTTCAGCTAAAATATCAAGTCTCAATTGATATTCGGACTCATTCGCTCTTGCTGATTCTTGTTCTTCTGCTGCCGTTGCTCGTGCTGTTTCTGCTGATTGCGCTGTTTCAGCTCTTGCGCGTTCAGCGGCAACATCGTTAATCGTAGCGACTTCAATGCTGTTATAAGTGAATTTTTCAATAGGAACAACATTGATTCCGTTATCATTGAATTCAATAAACCGCGTTGGTGCTTTATTTAAAAATCCACCGATATAAACAGCATCGCTGAAACTGTGCATTCTTCGTGATGCCGGTGGTGCAATTTGTTTTGCATTTTTTACAGCCGAAATATCACGAGAACAAAAATCACATAAACCAATATCGCCAACAGCGGGATCAATAATAATTCCATTGATTCCACCTTGAATTCTAAAATAAGGGACGTTATAGATAATTCCATGATCCACCACCGTACTATCTGCTGTTATTTGCTGTACTAACGGTTGAACGTCAACAAATCCAGTATGCCCATCATTAGCCTTAACAGCAATCACTTTAACAGGCAAAGCGGTTTGTAATTCTGCCATTTTTTGACGAATAACAAACAGCATCTCATTATATGAGTTTGAGTAATCTGTGTAATTTGCCTGCCTTACTTGTGCTGCCATATTTTAAACTCGTTGCGGTGTCATTAATGCAAAGTTAGCCAGCGTTAATGTTGCTGTCCATTGTCCGTTGGGTGTTTGTGATTCTAACATAACCGACATAGATGTAATATAAAACGAACCATTGCAATTAGGCAATGATGTTTGTAATTCTACTTTTGACCCGTGAAAAAATAACGGATTATAAAGCACATTTACAATCACCATTCCGTTAATATCCATCATCGGCCAGCCAATTAAACCAGTATTAGCGTTAATAACCGGAACGTGTGACGTAATTAGCGGTTGACCTTTCGGGCAAATGTGGATTGTTGGTGGTGTGTAATAAATATCGATGTTTGCGTCTTGCTGTATTTTTCGCAGCATTTGCATTGCTGTTCCGCTGTAGTAGGGATTAGCTAATGAAACGCCTAGATCACCCACGCCATTATCTTGAACGTAAGCGTTGCCTAAACGCTCTGCAACTGCATCAATTAAAACTAATACGTCCACTGTGCCTTCTTGACTGATTGGTGCGACTTCTTTTGTTGCCCCAGACATATTGACAGTGGTTTCAATGATAAAAGGCACGTCAGGCGCATTTGAATAATCAGCATAAGCGCGGAAAATATCGCCTTTATATATTTCACCTGTTTTTGCATTTGGCAATCCATTTTGTTGTGATACTTCACCAACGCTAATAGATATTTTATTTCCGCTTAATGAATTGGCTATAGGAGGATAAACCGTCAATCTATCCATTAGTTTTTTATCCATGCCCCATATCATAGCTTGTGCGCTATTGACGGTTGAACCACCTGCAAAATCAATAACAACATTGGCTCTTACATTTTGTATTGTAACGACATTGTTTTTACCTTGATCGGTATATGTGCCGTCATTTAATTCAATATCAAAACGAACTAATCTCTGTACAAAAGAACCCATCGACTATCCCAACCAGTATATTGTGGAGGTTCAACGCCTTGCGTATCAATAACAATGAAGTCACCAATCAACTTGCTATAAGGCGCATTTACGAGTGTTGTGTCGTGTTGAATTAATACGTTTTTACATAGGCTAACGCTATTTAGTGTTAGGCTAAAGTATTGTTTGCCGTCCATTTCTCTAAGGGATATGCCGCATGCTTGCCCATTAACAACCGTTGCTAGCTCTTGTGACGCGACTTGTTGTGTTGCAATTTGTAAATATGTTGTCATTTATGATAACCCCAATTTAGCGAAAATACCGGGCGATGGTGGATTGGGCATAATATTTGATAATGGTGCAGGTGCGCGGTCACTTGGGCGTTTGGCGTTGCTTGTTTTTGAATTGGTATATTGAAAATCAATTTCCATGACTTCTTGAAAAGTACAGTCCGCAATAATAAGCGTCACGCCAGACTTTGATTCGCGCGTAATCGAATAATCAACCAATGATAAATTGGTATAAGTTACTTCGGGAACAGCAATATCAAATAATTCTGGCGTTCTCGATGCAAAATCAAGCCACAACAGAAATTGCTGTCTATCTGATTCTGTGCCGCTTTTAATTAAACGAATAGGAATAATACGCGGTTTTTCTACCTTGTTATATGTTGCAAAACTTCCTGTTTCTAATCGATAGCTGGATAATTCAGAACCTTTGCGAACATTAAGCGCAAGAACGCTGTCGATTCTATTTTGATTTAATGTCAATGCTTGATTGATTAACTGCGTAACGCCAGCACCGTTTTTTATCTGGTCAATGATTGAACTTTTTTGACCTAAATTAACGGGATCACCCGTTTTATGATAAAACACGCCCCATTTTAAATCGGTGGCTAAATAATACTCCGCCAATCCTTGCGCTAAAATCATCAAAGATTTGCCAAACACATTTGCTGACGGTGTCATTAATTGTGGTATGCCGTTCATTAGTGCATATTCCCCTCAGCCAATGCTGATTTTCTGCCTATTTGTTGTGATAAATCACGAACCATGCCTTTTGCGTCAGTGGCTTGTGTGTTTACCGTAATATCGCCATTGATGGTGATACCGTTGTTATTGGTTGATTGGTTTAATGTTTGTGCGCTTTGTGGTTTGTTTTGCAAACTGTCAACGTATGAATTTAATTTAGGGTTTTCTTTATTTGTACCCATTATCATTTGTTTTTCAACGTATGCTTTTGGGTCGCCTTCAATTCTTGTTATTTCTTTTGATAATTGATTCATCAATTCTTTATTTTTAGGATCAATTACTTCATTAACGCCTATGTGCAATTTTTTTGCTAATTTTTCATAATAGCCTTTTGTATCATTCTCTGTTTCTGGCGCATATTTTTCAATAATTGATTTAAGCGTATTTTTCCCGCCTGCAATATAATTTTGCAATAAATCATCTTGAGCGCGTGATCCTGTTTCTTTATCTGGAAAAATGGCAAATCCTTTGTCATCTTTTCCGACTGCGCCATGTTTTTTAGACCAATCAGAATATCGGATATTGCCCGGATTATTGTTACGCATATTGCGTAATCCTTTCACTTTATCCTTTGCGCCTTCCCATGCTTTTTTTAATGGTTCGGTAATGGTTGGAACGCCTTGCGGTGTTTTTCCAGCGTAAATATCTTTTATTGAACCAGCAATTTCATTCTTTGCCTTATTTAATGCTTCGGTTGCGCCTTGTGCGTCTTTGGCTGCTTTTGCTGTGGATTGTGCGTTCTTTTCCGCTTCATCCATTGCTGCATTGAATTCTTTATCGTCTTTTGAGAATAAGAAAGATAACCCCTCACCTAAACCCATTTGACGAGCAATATAAGCACGTTTGCGCTCGTCCTCGATACCCATTAACCCTTTTCTAACATCGGTCAATAGAGTGCGCGTATCTTTTAATTTTCCGTTTTGATCTGTTACAGATACACCAATACGACTAAAGTATTTAAATAATTCGCTGCCTTTGCCTTCGACTTCTAAACCAGTGATGGCGTTATACATATCAGCGACATTATTTAAAATGCTTTTGCTTGAATCGCCTAAATTTTCTGATAAGTTTTGAAGTGTGCCGACTTGGGTTGTAGACATACCCAAAAATTTAGCGACTTTTTCTGTGTCGCCTAAATCAGCAACAGTGGCTAATACTTTTCGTGATGCAGCAACAGCAAAAAAACCTTTTGCCATGCCTTTGAGAGAATTAGAAATAAGCGCGTATTGCTTATTTTCTTCTTTTAAATCTTCTGTATATTCTTCGGAATCGTTTGATAAATCTTTATAATTTTTACGATTCTTTTTTGCGATTTTATCTGTTTTCTTTTCTGTATCTTTTAACTTTTTGATAGTGGCATCCATGCCTTTGTTTAAGCCTTTGGCATCAATACCGATTTGCACTAATAGTTTATCTATTATTGTTGCCATTGCTTATAATCCTATCGTTATAACTGTTTACGCTTAAAATTTCATAAAGTAGATAAGCATCTTCTAATCCATAAACCGTTTGCAACTCGTTAAGCGTTGCAAGTTTGTTGCTGATTAAAGTGCCTAAAATTCCGCAAATATTAGCATAATTGACTAACCCCCGCAAAGGTTGACCCTTTGGGAGTAACATATAATCGGGCGTTAGTCGTCCGTAAAAAAATCGGTATGCAGCGAGAACACTTCTTTACGCAATTTAATTAACGTGCGCGGGTCTTCAAAGTCATCGGCTAATATCAATTGACGTGTTCCTGCTTGTGTGACAATGCTAACGCAAGTCAACATCTCATCAAGTAAAGGCTCTGCATCTTTGAAATTTACCTTAAATAAAGCCACTAAGCCTTTTCTGACAAACTCAGCGAATGGTGCATTACTCAGATCATCGGGTAATTCGCTACCATTTGCCGCAATTAACCATAATGCTTTAATCGCCCATTTTTCAGCTTTGAAAGCCGACATTTCAGTGATTCTGTAAACGCGGGCAGAATCTCTGCCCACGCCTGCTATATCTTTAGTTTTTAGCATTCATTAACCAATGATAGCTGGAATTACTGCTTCCCACACGATTGTAAAATCTTGTGGTGCTAAAGTTTTTTGCGCGTCTGGCAGCGGCTTATAGTTTGTCAATGTGCCATTGATGAAGCTATAAGATTTATTCGTTGCTGGATATGTCAACGTGCCTGTCAATTCATAGAATGTTTTATTTACATTTGAGAATTGATAGATTTGATCAAACACAGCAATTGAACCGCTGTCAGCTTGCAAATGAACCGCTTGCGTGTACATTTGCGGAATCCAGCCGCTAGACTTTTTACCGTCTACGCCTAGCAAATTTTCTGCAATATCTTGCGCGTCAACATCGAAAGCGTTATCAACTGCAAATCCTTGCACTTGATGAACAATAGCTAGTTCTGGGCAGGTAATAACCAAGACCGCACTAGCGGATGTAATATTGTTAGCCATTAGTTTTGCCCTTTATAAAATAACAATTGAATCAAGTTGAATTTTTTGAATTGCGCCACCGTCTGTGTAATAAAGCATCAAAGGTGGTGATTGACGTTGTCCGCGTACTTGCGTTGACGCTGTGCCAATGTACAAATAATAACCATAAGTCTGTAGGTTTTTGCTAATGTCAAAACCAACCGCATAAGTAATTGCGGCAATTTGTGAAGCAGATAATGTTACACCACTTCTAATAATGCCAGCGTTAATGCCTTGTTTGATTGGGTCAGAACACCATGCGCGTAAAAGCGTATCGCCAACAGCGGTATATGGTGCTAAATTCACTTGCAACAAACCCTCGAAAATAGACAATGCTAATTGAGAGTTTAAGAAAATTTGACCAACATAAGTATCAAACCATTTAAAGCGTGAACCTGCTAACGCGCCATCAGCAACAATGTTATAAACATTTCCTAAGCCGGGTGCGCTGTATGTTCCATAATATGTGTAATTATTGGCAATCAAATTATTTGCAGCGTTTTGCGTGGTTACGGTGTCAACATACGATGCAAGTCCGGGTTGTTGTCTGAATTTAAGCGTTGCGCGTCCGTTTAACGTATTCCAATTTAGTGATGCCGCTACACCTGTTGCCATTGCCGCAAGATATTGCGCTCCACTTGATGCCCATAACACAATAACGCCATCAAATTGATCTGCCGCTAGAATTGAGCCAATACCTGAAGCATAAGGTGTTGTAGTAGCCGCTAAAGGGTCAGAATCAAAACAAACATACAAGAATTTATCATTTTGTGTTTGCGTCCATTGTGCGAACAATACAGCATCACCGTTTGAAACTTCCCATGTTGTTGTGAATGTTGCCCAGTTACTAGACAAACTTTTCACTTTGGCAATGGCTTGTGTTGCAGTTTCAATTGCTACGCCTTGCGACAATGTGCCTGCGCTCAATCCTAATAATGTAGCGGTTGTTCCGCTTGCATAAGTGATTGTTGAAGTTGCGCCTGTTGTGCTTGATGTGATCTTGAATTTACTGCTCAAAGAATCCCAAGTAATAACGGGTTTATTTGAACCTGTCCAGCTCAAAGCGGTTTTAATCAAATTGATAACTGACGTGCTTTCACTTCCACCAATACTTGTTGCGCTTGATAGATTCAATGCAGATGCAGTTGAAACAGTACCATCAACAGTGATTGATAATGTGCCGCTAATTGCTTGAAAATAGGTTAACGGTTGACCAGCAAGTGACGTACTTAATAACCATGCAGAAGTAGCCGCAGCCGCAAAGCCAGAAAAATATAAAGCACTTGGAAATGAAGTACAGTTTGTAAAACCAGAAAAATAAATTGAAGCCATTTTATATTCTGTCGATGCAGTACCGAAATAGATACCTACATCGTCAGCACTATAAAATGTTAACAATGAATCGCTTGGTTGGATTGAGTTTTGTGTTAAAAACACAGCATTTAGCGCAAGAGGATTGCCGCCCGTGCCAATAACGCCCGGAATGATCTCAACTTCTTGACTAATGGGGATAGTGCTTGCCATTTTGTTTCCTTAGTTAATTAAAAACTATGTCAGCAGGTGTGGATTGAACCAAACCAACCGCATTAAATGTTTGTTGTGGTAATGTCATAGTAACATTATATTGCATCGACACTGTTACCGTCCATCGTTGCTCATATTGCTCTTCAGCGTTAATAATAGGCGATTTCACAATATCCGAACAATAAAGCAATGCTAACCATGATGCGTGATTGTAAGAACCCCATATTGTGCGAATCGTACCCATAAACGCTAAAGCAATATCTGAAACCGCCCATCCATAAAAATCAACTTGCACGTCTATCTGTTGTTTTTGAATCATCGTTTCGCCCGTGTTGGTGTAATTTTCAACGGGTTTTGATAATGGCTTGGTAAGTATTTCGGTTAAAACAACAAAATCTGTTTTAGGTGTTGGGTTTCTATTTACATTCGCGCGAATGATTGGCGCGGTTGTAAATAAAGCAATGTAATCTGCTAAAGCATCAATGACATTATCAACGGTTTTATCGGGTGTAAAATTAGACATTATCCACCTGTTCTAAAATAGCGGCCTTAGTCCATGTAGGCCATGTTTCTAAAACTTTTACGATAATCCACACTTTAGAATCATAGATAACCATATCATTACCTAAAGATTCTGCTCTGATAATACCATGCAAGTTGCCTTTCAAATATAAAGCGCGTGAATTTCCTTGAAGTTTTAATCCTTCAAGTTTCATTAAATCTTTATTATCTAACGCTTGAACCTGTGCCATTCCAGTAATATTTGAATAGGTTGGGGATTGTCTACGCCCTGCGCCTATTGTGTAGCCGGTGTTTTTTCTGATCGTAACAGATACATCACCATTAATGGATTGAATTGCTGTATTGGCAATAGCACGAACATCAATCATTTATTCACCACTTCGCTAGTGATTGATTTAACCATCAAAGAAGTATCAATAAGCGGTTTATTGAATCCTTTGCGTTCTATTGTTTTTGGACTATTTGGTGGCGTATGCCAATCACGAATAGATTGACGCAATGCGCCTTCAACATCTAATCCTAAAATTGACATACTTTTTTCTAAATCGTGATGAGTAAATTTTATTGCGCCTTCTAATTTTTTTCCCCATTCTGGTGATTCTTTTGAAATCATTGTGCGAAAAAAAGGTCGTGATGGTATTTCTTTTGTTCCAAATTCATTATCGAATGCGACTTGAGCTACTGACATACCATCTTCGGGATAAGTTGCGCCATTGATAAAACCAATATTTAATTCTGTTGATTGCATATTTTTACGAAAAGCATCCAGCCGCTTTTCCAATCTATCAATATGCTTGATTGTAGCCATTAAATGATCGTCACTGAACGTGGACGGAATCGAAACGAGCGATATGGCAAAATCATTTGCCAATATGTCGCACCGTATTGTGTTTGCATAAAATAAGCCGCGTTATTGTTTGTGCGCATTTCTGTTGAAATACTTACGCTACCTTCTGACGCGCTACTCGTGCGGCCAACTGGTGTTGGTTGCCCAACCGTGCCATTTAATACGTTGGTGTTAGTTTCGCCCATCAATGTTGCTATATGGGCGACTAATAACCACAACAAAGTTTTGCGAACCGTTACATCTTGAACAATAGACGCATCACTGTTATTGCAAATCAATCCAGCTTGATCGAAACAATTTTGCAATAATGATTGTGATACAAGATTAAATTGTGGGTAAGCCGCAATAAAATCATTGTAGTTAAATGTAACGGTTGCCATAATTATTAAGCCTTGTCGGTTTCTACGCCATTTGAATTAGGTTCTAATTGCTCAAATCCTGTTTTCTTTTCAATGTCTTTTACTTTACTTTTTGCGCTTGATTCGTCTTTGGCTTCAAAAATAAAACCGTTAACAAACGCAGCGTTTTCTGCGTTTTCTTTTTTCCACGCTTCCCAGAATGATGCGTCAACGTCAGTTGTGCCATGTGTACCAATTAAACGTGTTAATTCTGTGTATTGATTTGCGCCATTTAATGTTGCTTTATTTCCTCTAACATCAAGAACTAAACCATGTGGGAGTGTGCAACCGATTTTAATTGTAGCCATATTTTTACCTGTTTTGTTTTTAGTTTGTTGAATTGTAACACCAAGTTAATCCATAAGCGGATTTTAATTTATTAGTACAGCAACTGGTTATATTTCCGCTTGATGCTGATAAATAACCATTTTCTCTTAACCATTTTGCCGCGTCCGATGCTGAATCAAAACATATTCCATTTGATGCTTTTATAGGCTTTTTCATTTTAGCATTAGTTTCACGATTTTTTTTAATAATCTTTTCTAATGCTTCAGGTGTATGCTTTCGCCCTCTATTGGCATCGCCTATTTTCTTTTTTGTTTCTTCTGATTTAATTTTGCCAATATTAGCTAATCTTAAATTATTTTTTGCTTCTTCTGTTAATTTTTTTCCAGCTTTGCCTTTTTTTGATTCACTAATTCTTTTGCAAGTTTCTGGGGATATTATTTTCCCTTTTTGCGATTTGCTTCTTCTTTTTCTTTCTTCATCAGTTACAGGAGATGTTCTTTTTTTTCCTAAATTAATTTTTCTTAATTTTTCTTTGGTTTCTTCTGTATGCTTTTTTCCTGTTGATGCAATCCGTTTTTTTTCTATTGTTTCTAATGTAGGTTTTTTGCCTTTTCTTGCAATGCTCATTTTTAATCTTGTTTCTTCAGATGGATTTGTTCCGCCATATCCGCCATCGTTTAGATTACATAAATTTTTTCTACCGTAAAAAGAAATTACTTCTTTTTCTAATTCAAATGCTTCTGATTCCTGTAGACCGTCTTTTACTATTTCGACTATGCGACCATGTTTGTTTTCTATTCTTTTCCAGTATTCGCTTCTGCTTGTTTTTTTCCAAGCTCTTTTCCCAAATCCTTTTCCTACATAAAAAACTTCATTATTTGATTTTTTTTTATGTAAATACACATAAAATAAATTTGTAGCCATAAAAATCGCTCCTAAAGTGTTGAGTGTATATTATACACCCAACACCAGAGCAATTAAACACCCAATATATTATATGCCTAACATCTGTACTACAAGTGCTGGCCTAAAGATAATCGCGCCCCAAGTACCTTGAGATTTTTTCTGCTTGAAAGAAGATAAATCAAGAATTACTGGATGTGCGCGTAATTTTTCAGAGTAAGCCACTTCCATTGTGCGTTGACCTTCTAATTCGTCAGCGAACAACTGAACCAATTTACCAGCAGTGCCAGCATATTCAGGCGCAGATTTAACAACTAAGTTGGGGAAATTCTTTTTAAGAAGATCAGCAACGTTAACGTTAAATGTAGTTGTAAAAGTTAATGCAACTTCAGACTGTGGCGATAATGCCAATGTCATTGGTGTTGACATATCAACTAATCCATTTGATTGAGTTTGCAAGTTATAAAACAAAGTCTGAATGTCTGCATAAACTTCAAGAGCTGTTGCGTTAGGAACGCCCGCAGAAGTAAACCAAACGTTTGAATTGCCTGCTGCTTTTGTGCCGGGTTGTACTGGCGCAGAAAGTGAAGGATCATTTAAGATACCGTAGTTTTGCAAACCAGCTACGCCATAAAAATATGACAAGTTTTGAAATTTGTTCAAAGTCAAAACGCTTGAAATATTTAAACGTGCCGCCCAGTCAATTTTAGCAGCACCAGTACGAGCCAATTCACGTTCGCCCCATTTGGTGTTTGTTTGGTAATAATGTTGTTGACGTTCAGGCCAGTTAGCATTCGCGCCACTGCGGCCAGTTGATGAAAAGTCGTCATAAGCCGATACGTTACCAGTAGATTCAACAACTGGGAATAACCAAGTTGTATCAACCCACGTACCTTTTTTAACTTCACTACCAGCAATTTCAGCCGCTTTCATTGGAGATGTCAAAATCTCAATGATTTTTGGGTCAACAACAGTGGTTAAAAATGCAGGAATTGCACTGTTAGAATAAGTAACGGTTGCAGATTGTGCATCTAACGCCATTGCTTGATCTAAATAATCGTGACTGTCTTGCGCAAGTGTGCTGCCTTTCGGAAACACGATACCTGCTAATTCTTCTAAAACTTGTAATTCATTCATTTCTGTATTGCTCCTTAAGCTGAAATGATAGCGATTTCACCAGCAGAGCAGGTGTTACGCGCTGTAAAATTAGTTTCAACGCTACCACTAACGGTTGCGCCTGCTGCTGCAAATGTAATGCTGCCGTCAGTAGTTGAAGCAAATGCTTTTTGTCCTGCTGTTGCGCCACCTGTTCCTGATTTTGCATAGAAACTGCCAGTGGTGAATGCAACCACGTTTTGACCGGCTGGAATTAAATTACCATACCAAGTATCGGTTGAAGGTGTCACGCCCGTTGGCTGTGTCAAAATTAAACCTTGTTGTGAACGAACAACGAAACCATCAGGCGCAGTTGAAGGCGCAGAGCCTTTGGCGTTGCTCAAATAGTTACCGCCTGCTGTGGTAATCCATGCAAATGCACCAACTACAACACCACCTGTTGCCGCAACAAATGAATCTGTTGCCGCTGCGTTTGCTGTGGTAACACCACCAGCTTGACCGAATGGAGGTAATAATTGCGCAGCAGGATTTTCACTTGCGAAGTCACCAGCAAGACCAACTGGTAACGCATTATTTACTGTACTTTGAAAGCCCATGAGTTTTTCCTTAGATTAAAATTTACCGAGATTTGGGAAACGTTCGAGCAATGCTTTGCGTGTAGATTTGCCGCTGTTGCTGTCTTGTGCCAATTTTACTGAACCGCGTGATGCCTCGAAAATAGCTTTTAAGCCAGATAGATCAGAAACGCCATCATATTTCACGCCTGTTTGTTTTAACGCAAATTTATAAACAGATTCTGCGCTATCCATGCCCATCACTTCACCAACCACTGAACGTACTGCTTTTTCTGCTGCCGCTAAATCAGCAAAACGTTTCATTAGTTTTGCTTCTTGTGCTTTTAATGCAGCGTCCATTGCAGGCTTGTCGATTTTTCCATCATCTTCTTCATCATCTTTGATTTCAATTTCGACTTCATCTTCATCAGCCGCAGCAGGTTCAAAGTATGATTTTGCTGTTGCAATATCATCTTCACTCATGCCTTTTTCGGCCAAGAAAGAGTGGAGTTTTTCGTGTGGTGTGCCTTCTTCTGTATCAGAAGCAGTCGCCATTTCAACTGGTTCAGTTGTGATTTCTTTAGCTTCAGGTGATTCTTCAACACCAATTACAGCGTCAAGAATATTGTCTAATTGTTCAGGCGAAATATCTTGAGCAAGCAACGCTTTTTTAATTGCGTCTTTGTCCAATTTACGTGCGTTAAGCAATTTAGCGTCCATTGCAATTTTAGGTGTCATTGTTGCGGCTTGGAACAGTTTTAACCGTGCCGCGCCTTGTTTTGTTAACTTCATTTCGTTGTCCTCAGTTTTAAAAGGGTTACTATCAGAAACCATCACGTCACTACCAGCTCTACCGCTTTCAACAACAGCAACATGATTGCCCCTAATGTTTCGCATTATGCCATCATATTGTATTCCATCATAGCTACCGCTTGTCATCTCAGCATCATAAAAGTATGCACTTGATAACTCTTTCTTTGCATCTGTTTCAATTAACGCAATTGCGTTACCATCCCAGATTGACATTGAATTGGTCAGATATGTTCCGTCAAACTTTGCATCACTACCTAATGATCCAATGATTTTATCTTTTGGAGGTTGATCGGAAAATACTGGAATATGCTCAGATAACACTGGCAAGTTGTTGAATGTGTCCGCTGCTTGTTTTAATTCTTTAGGGTCGCGCAGCAGTTGATAAACCGTTTCAGCGTCTAGTCCTAATTCTTTAAAGCGTGGGATTTCTTTGCCGTAGTAAGGATTTACAATGGCTTTTGATATGTTTGTGTTATCAACGTGCAAAATGCCATTTTCGTCAATATGACGATTGGATTCTGAATCGAATGCTAATTTATTCACTTTTTTACCATTAAATTTTGATAAGAATATGCTATAGCATATATGAATATAAAACAATAGTAAAAAAAAGCGCGTAGGTGGGGACGCGCTTGAGAGGAGTTTAAGGTAAAGATATATGAAATTTGATTATAATCGTTTTTATTAAAATGGCAAAACAATCCTACAGGTACACCGGCAATTTATCATATAGCCCGGCCATGTCCACTCGCCTTCTAAAAACATTCCTTCATCTACGTTATATACTTTCCCATTTGCCGCAACGTGTTCGGGACGTGGTTTTTTGCCTGCTGTTGAGTGCAACCATATTGCCTGCTTAATGCCTAATTCTTCTTGTCGTGCGCGTGTAGTTTGTGAATTTAATTTACTGCATTGATCGCGGGCGATTAGCGTTGCGCGTTTTTCAGTGACGGCATAGATTTCTTTTAAATCTTTTTTCATTGTAAAAAGATCATGCCCCTGCGTATAGCTACGCATCACCGCGCCTTGTACTTTTTGATGAAACTGTTGTGGGATAGATTTAATCAATCCGACATTTTCAATAACGCTTGCCCGTGCTATATCCTGCATGGCGCGTGTCATTTTAAATTCAACTGACCAACCCGCATCTTTTAAAAGTCCACGCATGGTTGTGTCTGTGATTTTGATTTGTTTATAAACCATCAGATCAGCAATGTTGTTCATTACATCTTCAAAATTTTTTAACCAACGCTTACCAAGTTCGTTCATGTAATTGTTGATAGTCTTTGAAGGCAACTCGTCTGTCGCCATGATTGGCGGGTTTTTACGATAAGCCGCTGTTAGCCAAAAATCGTAAGATGCAATCATCTCTTTTATGAGTGTTTGCAATTCTTTACGATACTTGGCTTCAATGCCTTTATTCGGGTGGATTGGTCGGAGTGTTTTCATTTTAAAGAATTTAAAAAGTCTTTTTCTGAAATATCGCCAATTCTATATGAAACATAAGAATATGCTTGATTATGATTTAATCCTGATTCACGAGCTTTTGCATATTCTTTTTTGTAAATTTCATTATCTAAAAACAATTCATTTGCTTCATTATAATTTTCTGGCTCTGTTTCTTTTAATGTTCCAAGCGGGTCAGTATATTGTTTTTTACCTGTTGGCGCGTTTGACATCCCGCCCATAACTTGACCGCCTCCAATTCTTTTTCCGCTTTGTTGTTTTCCCCAATCTTCTTCCCTTGTTGTTTCAAAAGAGTTTCCCGATTGTTGATTTATTTTTTCTTTTAAGTCATTTATATTTATTTCACCACCAGCCGATTCGCCTGTGTTGGGTTGTTTTGATTTTGCTAATTCTGCTTGTTTTTTATCGTATTCTCCGCCCGTTTCTCCACGAGCAATAATTCTATTCAACGCATCATTTTTTCTTTTTTCTTCTGCTTTTTTTTGCCCTTCTTCAATTTGCTGTTGTGTTTTTTCTTTTTTTGTCGCAATTTTTTCTTGTTTTTTGACTGGATAGCCTGATACTTTCTCAAGCCATTGTGTCGCACCTTTTTCTGTTTTAAATGTTTTTGATTGCGTAGCCGTCATAGCTTGAAATTCGCCATTAGGCTCTTTATAAATCCCTCTTTTTATTTTTCCATGTGGATCATTGCCTATTTTTTCTTCATGTATTGTTTCAGTGGATTTTCTTTCTTGCTTAGGCTCGTTTCGTGCCGCTGTTTCAGCATTAGTTTCGCCACTTGTGAATTTCTTTGTGCCGTGCGCATCTTTAATGTTTTTGCCGTTAAACTTTCCGCCCATACCGGCAACGACTGTGCCGCTGTCGTCAATCTTAACAGGACTGCCTTTTTCTTCTTTGCCGTTTGGATGAACAGTTATCCAACCATCTTGTGCAATTTCTGATTCATCGTCTGGTTGTTCCATCTCTGGGCGTTCGGCTTCAATATTTAAATCTAAACCTTGATAAAGCGATTCAGCATCACGCGCCAATCGTTCACGAACTTCATCGGGCGACAATACACCATTAGCCATGTAGATTTGATCTGCATTGGCATTAGCTGTGCGAATTTCTGCAAGCTCTTTGCCGTTCATTGTCCATAATGGATTAAACTCAAAGCAAATATCATCGTCACATTCGCCAAACAAATCAAACTGGACTAATTTAAACAACGTTTCAATTACTGGGCGTAAATGCGCTTCTTGCTGTGAAGAAATCCAATCATAAAATACTCTGATCTCGCCTTCGCTACTTGCATTCAGTCCACTAGGCGAAACGCCTGTCAATACAACAGCAGGAATTCTCGTCACGGTGCAAATATGCTCTAACGCTTGCGCCTGTAAATCAGATAAACCAGACAGCGGGACATTTAACTGCATCATATCCTCCATGTCTTTATCGAGTAGCATCATGCCTTTGTTTGATCGTAGCATGGTGAACAAATCGGCACGGTCAAAAATACTGCTATTGTCGCCACCACTTAAAATCTGATTCATGTCAGTTTTTAGCACGGTGGTTGAAAAGTTACTTAACAAATCGGATACTGATTGACGCGCTCTAAGCCACATTTGAACGTAACCATCTACCATTTGGCTTAATGACATACCGCTAAAGTTATAAGCAGGCTTTAGCATATCTGGCATTGGACGTGAAACAATGGTCAGCAATCGGCTTGAATGAACACGTCTACCAAGCATAAACCACTCATTAGGCTTATAAAAATCTGGTGCTTCAGGACGCAATGAATTGTACATTGAAGGCGTTGTCCATATTGGCTCAATGCTTGAGATACGTTTTAAGCTGCCAACTGGAATAGTTTTGCTGTGTAGCACTAACGGGTCGCTAATTTCTTGCCCGTCAATGTCAATAAATATTTGACCTCGTCCAAAATAACCATCGTTGAGCATGGCTTTATGAACAACATCACGCGCGTTTAATTCTGTGAGTTTATCTTGAATTTGAGATATTTTTTCGTTTTGCGTTTCTTCATCAGATTTTGATGTGATCGTAATCCATTCGCGTGTCATTTCATTTGCAATCGTTGATGATACTTGCCGAAACTCTGCGCGTGAAACCAGTTGAGATAAGTACGGATAGCCGGGGAATGGCGTAAAGTCACCTGCAAACATACTGCCCGCAGCATAATCATAAACAGATACCGCAGCATCGGACGCAATCGCGGCTGTTTCGCCTTCAGGCACAACACCTGCAAATAAATGTAGTGGCTTAATACGTTCTGGCATTTCCTGTTTATTGGCTTGGTACATTGCAATTTTGCTAATGTTCATATTTTTACGCGCGGGTTGTGGCTTTCTCATAATTATCTCAAAATGTTCGGGTTAATCTGCATCGGTGTTGCGTCCATATTGCCCGCCACCATTACAAACGCATCGGCTATGTTTGGTGATTTAATATCACGTTTGGCTAAGTCTTTTTTACTTTCAACTTTTACACGCCCTGCTAGATCATAATCTCTCTTTGGCGTAACCAGCTCGTCAATCAATTGCTCTAAATGCGGAATCTTTGAATCTATAAAAATCATATCAGATTCTGCGAATTGTTGCCCGTTTGTTACCGCATTATAAGTATTCATAAACCTATCGGACGTAATCCACCACGCTTGCGCTTTAATATTGCTAAAAAAATCACGGTTAGAAATACCTGTTTGCTTGTATTGTCTATCCGGTTTAGCCGGTGCGCCACCAGCAAAGAATTTTTGATGCAATATCTTTCGCTGTGTTGATTGTGCGTTTAATTCGTTAAATTTCGCCCCACAAGACGCGCCCACGCCTATAGCGTCATAAACGATTAGCGCATTCTCTTGTCGCGCTCTAGCGTGTACTCTTGAGCAGGATTTTAACAACTCATCTTCTTTTGCTTTCCACAAATCCAAATCAGTTGCAAGTGAACCTTTGAACGACACCGTTGCGCAATAATCTTCACCAGCATCCGCCACGTCATAACCTATTTTAGTTGCACCTGCGGGTTCAATACCAAGTTTAATATGCGCATCAATAGCAGCCATAATGTGTTTTCGTTGGATAATCGCTTCATCGTCTGTTGTGCGTGGTTCGCCTAAATAGGTATGTGCAAAATCATCATCGTTTTGAGCATCTTCAATTACTTTTTTCATTGTGTTTGAAAGATACGGGTTTTCGTCATAGTTTATTTTTCTGACGATGGCGTTTTCTGGTGGGTTAATAACGAACCGCTGATAAACAAAATCCGTGTGTAAACGCGGATTAAAGACAATAAAAATCTTTGAACCTTCTGCTCTAACCGTTGGCATGATAACGCGCCACTGTTCCTCTGTGAGTGCTTCAGCTTCTTCAATCCATAATACTTCAATGCCTGACAAGCCTTTAATCTCGTTTAGATTACGATTGATGCCCAAGAATGAAAATGTTGATCCTGTGTATTTATGCTCAATTGCATTTTCAGTGATCTTAAATTCATCTCGTAAACCGCATAAATCAATACATTCTTCAATTGTGCTTTTTACGCTGTCACTAATACGCGCTTGAAACTGTCTAACGCATAGAAATTTAACTTTGTATTGACTAGCAAGGAATACGCAGAAACCAGCGGAATGATAAGTTTTTCCACTTGACCGACCACCGTATAAAACATAATAACGATGGTCTGATTCAAAGAATCCGCGTAAGTTTGGATTGAGAATCGGACTAGCCATAAAAATCGTTTATTGAACGTGGTGGTCGTGATTCGTTATTGATTTGAATTGCGGTATCGGGTGAAGTTTTAAAGCGCGGCTCGTAAATAGCCTTATGCGCCATTGCTAACTCTTTCACTTCGCTAGGTTGCTCTACTACATCAAGCATTGAGTTAATCTTAGCCATAATGTTCACGCCTACTTCGTGGAATCGCGCCTTGTCTGTGGCTTGACGGTCTATCTCTGCTTCAACGTGTAAACTAACAATTTCTGTTTGTTTAGTTTCTTTGTTTAGTTTGTTTAGTTCAGTTTTTAGTTTAGCTCGTGAATCAATAGCCTTATCAATCACGTCACCATCTAGTTTTTGCCAATTCTCTAATTTTACTCGTTGTGATATTGCGCCTGCTGTAATGCCATAATCAGCGGCTAATTCTCTAACTGTGTATTTTCCTATTAACCACTTGGCTTTTAATTCGTCCCATTTATCGTTTGATAACCTAGCCATATTTTTACCTTATTGTAACCATAAACACACAACCATCGCACCGGCGCTCAAAATTATCAGAAATGAAACAGTGAAAACTGCTACCGTCTTTTTTCCGTGCGGTAGGACACGTTAATGATTGTGTGTTTATGATTAAAAAACCACCACGCCATAAACTGCAATGAGTGGTGGCCGTGTTAATGATTGATAGTTGCCGGTGCTGATCTCCGGCTTGACCACCTATTGTGGCAGCCTCATAAACTATCAATAAAACGCCCGTTACTTCTTCCAAACAATTACACATCGATTTGCAATTGTCGGCTTTACTGAGTTTCCCCCGCTTACGCGCTTTATACTATAACCACTAAGCGCTTAGAGTTATAGTAAGGTCTCCACGATCTTTCAAGACGTTTTATTGATAGTGCTTGTCTTTCCAAGCTGTCACCAATCTCCAAGCTACGCAGTTTTAGTTCTGTTTGGTAGTAGCGATTATTCTTACAATAAGAATTTGTTGATGGCGGCTAATGGCCGGAGTCAAACCGACTATCACAGTTAAAAGCCTCTTAAGAGAACCCGTGAATACTTCTCGTCAGTACGTCATTAGCAACTAAAACAAAGTTGGCTTGCCGAAATAAAAGTCGCCAGACAAATTCGGGAAACAAGCGCATTGTCTTATGTTTTTCACCATCAAGTCGTATCATCTAAAACAAGGCCAGCCGCGACGCTTATAACACATAAGCCTTGATTAAATGATACGCTTCATGGTGCTTGTCTTTCCAAGCTGTCATAATAATTGTCGGTACTGATCTCCGGCTTAGCGCATTAAACTACGCTTCATCAACTATCAAGTCATGACATCTAAGCCTTCTCGAGAACTTATGACACATAAGCTCAAATGCCATGCTTGATAATTAAAGCCACCCACCCCAGTTATTGATAAATCGCTTAAAAGGATTTGCTGGAGTGGGTGGGGTGTAAAAATTATAGCACTACTTCACCGCTGTTTAGCATATCACAGGCGCGTTGGGCTGCTCTATTAATTGTGAAGTAAACAGCGTTATTGTTTTGCACAAAGTTACTGTTTACATGCCATGTTTTATTTTTTTCGTTACAACATAAATAATATTTTGCTTCGTCATTATTCCAATCAACCACATCATCCCGCACAACTCATCACGCAATGCTAACAACCGATTAAACTTACGCATCTCAACTGCCGCGCGTTCGGCTTGTTGTTGTGTTGGGCGTTCTGTGCCGAATTCTTTCATACCTTGTGTTGAAGGGGAGTGAAAAATAAGTCCTTGATCGTCAATATACCAACCCCCCACCAACAGGCGACCATTGTTTTACGCCATCAACAGATTTTTGCTCAGTCATCTGGTTGCGAATATTCTCCGCATAAGATTGCAATGCTTCAATCGTTGCCTCAGTGGTTTCTAATGCTTTTTGTAAATCACTCATTTTATTTTACCCATAAAAAAAAGCCGTCTTAATTTCCATCGAAAGAGAGCGAGAATTGGCTCATGGAAATAAAAAAGGCTTTTTGTTTAAATTCTCGTTTGTTGGCTTTCGACCACGGAAAACATTATACGCTTTTTCTATTAGTTATCAAGTTTTTTCACTATTTCCGGCAATTTGTGCGCATTTTGTTTTGTCCCAGTTTGCCATAGTTTTGTCCTAGTTT